TGATGCTATTTCAATAAATATATCTATTTTATTTTTATCAATTTCTGAAAGTTGATTATATTTCTTAATAAGTTCGTTTTCATTATTATTTGGAACTGAAAAAATGCTCTTGTCGTTTCCTGTTATAAGATACTCTATAGATGTGTCTAGCAAATTTGCTACTAATAGAACTTTATCAACAGAGGGACTATTAGTATCCCACCTATACATTGAATTCTTTCCAAATGCTAGTTTTTCTTCAATACTAGATATTGTTAATCCCTGTTCTTTTGCTATTATCTTTATTCTATCTAAAATAGTCATATATCCTCCATAAATTAGTAAATATACTAAAAAACTATTGACTATTAGTAAATTTACTAATATACTGTTAATAGGTTAGTTAAACAACCTGTAGAAATTATAACAGGTTTAAAAATTAACCACAATAGAAAAGAGGAGGTAAGACAATGGAGCCTTATGGAAATATGGTAAAGAAAAAGCTTATTGATAAGGGAATGAGACAGAAAGAGCTTGCCGAAATGGTAGGGTGTAGCAAGATTTATATGAGCTATATTATCACCGGTAAGAAAAGCGGATGGAAGTATAGAAAGAAGATTAATGAGATACTTGATCTGAAAGAGGGAGCATAGATGGTAGCTCAGAAGATATATAAGGTAAAAAGAATATTTAATAAATATATATAAAAGGAGCCCCCCTCACAAGGACGGGAACTCCGGTAAATGACAATTAGAGAATAGCATAACTACAATAAAAATGCAAGGATAGGAGGTAACATGGAAGGCATTCTTGCAGGAATAAAGCTGACAGTGGCAGAGTATTCCAAGCTGAGGGGATGCTCTGAGAGATATGTACAAAGCCTATGTCAAAAAAGGAAGATTGAAGTTGAAGAAGTAAACCTTAAATCAAGGGGTGGAGTGTCAGGTATTTCTTACTTAATCCCTTTAACATCCTTGCCTGACAAGGAAATTAAAAGATGGATTAGAAAGCATTCTAAGGAAGAGCTGCTGGTGGCATCTAAGGCTATATCAGAGCCTGAAGAAAATAAAATAATTGATCTGACTTATGAGACGCTTACAGCTGATCAGAGGGAAGAGCTTGGACTAAAGAAAAGGATCCTGGAAGGGTGGCATAAATATAGACTTGAGGAAAAAGCTAAGGGAGTATCGCTTGCTGAGGCTGATAGTACTTATATAAGGATTATACATCTACAGTATCCGGATATGGCTTTTTCCAGGGCAACACTTAACAAGTGGAATAAGGCAATGGCTGATAAAGGTGAGATGGCTCTTATAGATATGAGGGGAAGACATAACAATCATAAAACCGGTATGCCGGAAGGAGTATTTGATATATTTCAGTACTACTACTTAGATCAGAGCAGAAAATCAATAAGTATGTGTGTGGCACTTACAAAGATGGAAGCTAAAAAGCAGGGTATTGATACAGAACTGCCAAGCGTTAGAACATTTGTAAATTGGATATCTAAGATACCTGATCCGGTACTGATGTACTTTAGATATGGTGAAAAGGCTATGAAGGATAAGGCATTACCTTATGTACATAGAGAGTATGATGATTTGTATGCTAATGATATTTGGGTATCTGATAACCATACATTTGACATTATGATCACAGACGGCGAAAAGCCTATGAGAGTATATCTCACAGCATTTCTTGATATAAGAAGCAGAAAGATAATGGGACATTATGTAACGACTGCTCCATCAGCTGATGCAACACTGTACGCATTAAGACAGGGAATAGAAAAGTATGGAGTTCCTAAAAGGATATTGACTGATAACGGTAGGGAGTTTCTTACCTTTGATATAGGCGGCAGAGGCTTCAGGAAGACGGGAAGTGAACAGGATCCGGAAACTATAATGGAAAGGCTTGGGATTGATTTCCATACGGCAATGGTTAAAAATGCCAGGGCAAAGATTATTGAGAGAACTTTTAGGACTGTTAAAGAGGAGTTTTCAAAGCTCTTTTTAAGCTATACCGGTGGAAATGTACTTGAAAAGCCGGAAAGACTTAAGACTGTAGTAAAGGATGTGAATAAACTTACAAGTTTAGAAGATTTCAGAGACTATGTAAGTCAGTATATAGAGAATGTATACAACGCCAGGGAAAATAACGGATATGGAATGAGGGGCAGAAGTCCTAATGAAGTATACAGAACTACATTAGTTGAAGTAAGAAAAGCAAGTAAGGAAGTACTTGATATTATGCTTCTCAGGTCTACAAGACTTCAAAAGGTTACAAGAGCGGGAGTTAAGTTGAAGTTCTATGACAAGGAAATATTCTTTATCAGTGATGAACTGATACTTAATCATCAAGGCGAACAGGTATTTGTAAGATACAATCCTGAAAACCTTGAGGAAGTAAGAGTATATGATTCTGAAGACAGATATATATTGACGGCTAAACAGGTAGAAGAACTTTCATATTTTGCGACAAAAGAAGAAGTCGGTGAGGCAATGAAGGAACAGAGAAGACTTGCAAGTGTTGTAAAGGCTTATAAGAAGGACAAGAATCTCAAAGGTACTGATGCACTGGATCTGGTTCTTGAAGCTGCAAGTGATGTACTGGATAGGGACGGAGAGTTAAACCCGGATGTTATAAAGATATTGCGTAATCCGGATAAGGAAAATTATGAATCTATACCTGCTGCAGTTGGAGCATTAGAACTTGACTGGGGTAAGGCTAATGAGAAGATAAAAAAGTTGGAAAGGAAGTAAAGGTAAATGACAGAAGATACTAAAGTGGTTAATGGAATGAGTGAAGAGAATGCAATAGAAGCATTGAAGAAGTACAGAGATGAGACAGGTAAAAGTCAAAGTATTATAGCAAAGGAGCTGGGACTTAGCTCCGGAGCTGTATCAAGTTTTCTTAGTGGAAATTACAAGACACCACACACAATCATTCCAAAGATTGAAGCATTGCTTTCAATCTGCGAAACTAAGGTACTTGCACCAAGAGCACCGGAGTTTGCGATGACTGGTATAAGTAAGAAGGTGATGGATGCAATAGAATATTGCCACCTTCAGGGGAAAATTGGAGTTATTTATGGTGATGCAGGAATCGGTAAGACTATGGCTATAAAGGAATATGTAAAGAATAATCCTATGTCAGTGTTTATCACTATATCACCTGCATTTGCAACGATGAGCGGTGTGAATGACTTACTTAGTGAAGCAGTTGGAGTAAGGGAAAGAAATTCAAGAAGAATATATATTGAGCTTGTAAACAGGCTTAAAGGCAGTGGTAGAGTGATTATCATTGACGAAGCACAGCACTTAACAAAAAAGACATTAGAGCATCTTAGAAGTATATCTGACGAGAGTGGAGTTGGAATCTGCCTTGTGGGCAACGAGGAAGTATATACAAGATTAAAGGGTAGCGGTAAAGCTGATTTTGCACAGATTTTTTCAAGAATTGCAAGGAGAGAGCCTTTATTTCTTAACAGCATTAAAAAGAGTGACATTGAGAAGATTTTCTTTGAATCACATCTTGATAATGAGGGAATAGATTTTCTCTATAAAATAGCCGGGACAAGATATGGAATCAGAGGAGCTGTAAATGTTTATGTTGCAGCGGTTGCATTGTTTGATCATATCGGGGCAGAGGAAATTATAAGAGTAGCAAAGCAAATGAACATAGGATAGAAAAGGAGAAAAGAACAATGGTAAAGAAGATTGTAATAGAATTTGAGGCAGGTAATGATAGCGAGGTAGCTGATAGAGTTTTTGAAAGTGCAATTAAGTATATAAGAAAAAGTGGTGGCAGGGTAGTAGGAATGAGAACAGGGGATGTTGAAAAGGAAGAACATGTAAAAATAAGGAATGATTTTCGTATTCCGGATTTAAGTAAAAGTGTTGCATTTGCTTTAAGGAATCAACAATTACGATAGTCTGAAAGGAGAATTTTAAAATGCAAAATAATTATAATGAGATGGCAGTTGCAAATGTCAATTTGAGAAGTTTAGACATAGATGAGCTTATTGATTTTGCTATTGCAAAGAAGAAGATAGCAGACCTTGCAGGAGCAGAACTGGATGTAATTAAGAAGGAGATGCAGGAGAGAGCGATAAGCTTTCAGGATGATAGACATATCAAATTTACTGAATGGCATGGATCGGATAAGTCTATTGCAAGTATAACAACTGCAAGCACAATGGAGATTAAAAACTTTACTAAGCTTAAAGGTTTGCTTGGTAAGGAGTTTGTAGGAGAAAAGGTTAAGGAAAAAAGACCGGTTAAATATGTGGTTGAAGATAACTTTAAAAGGGCTTTAATTGCTCTTAAAATGGGCGATTATGAAAGCTATACAAGTATTGATGATGTTATTGATTCTGCCGGATGGTGTGAAGGGAATGCTGATAAGAGGGCACTACTTAAAAAGAGCCTAAAGGGTGATTATAAGAAGGATAAGAAAGCGGTTCTTACATCACTTAATCTAAGTGATGAAGAGTGTGATATTGATACAGAGCTATTTCTTATCTACCAGATAAAGAATTTTGAACTTATAAAGGCGTTTTTTGATGTTACACAGCTTGAAGAGATAAGGGAGAAACTTGAAGGAGTAGTTGATGTTTCAGAGTCTATAAGAATCGGATTAAAGGCGGTGTAAGGTGAAAGAGAGAAATGTAACAAGGCTTCAGCTGTCAAAGATTTATGCTTTAGCTAAGAAACATGGAATGGATAATGAACTGCTGCACTCTTATGTAGAGGCACTGATCGGTAAGGACAGCTTAAAGAAGCTTACTCATGAGGAAGCTGAAAGGGTAGCGGATAGCCTTATGGGTAAGGATGTAGTATCTAGGTTTCCCAGACAGGAAGTACTTACAGACAGACAAAAAAGACTGATTATATCTTTGGCTATACAGCTTGGATGGGTGAGAGAAGATAACAAGAGCTTAGCGGACTTTGAAAGATTGAATGGATTTGTAAGAAAACAGTATGACACACTTTATATGAGGGCATTATCAAGAAGTAATGCTTCAAAGTGTATCGAAGCTATGAAAGAAATGGTTGATAGAATAAAGGAGAGTTAAAGAATGGATAATGCTTATAGTGCAGGACAGAAGCTTTTGTGTGGATCTTATACACAATATACTCCGTCAGGGAAAGCAAATTTTATAAGAATGGGATGCTTTGGTAAGGAACCTAAGGTAGGAGCAATTATTTACTTTTATGGTAAAACGATGGGCAGAGTTAATCATGTAGGGATTGTTACACGAGTCAAGAAAAACGGTAATAGGTATGAAATACTCACGGTTGAGGGTAACACCTCAGCCGGGACAGGTTTTAGCAGAAATGGAGGATGTGTCGCAGCGAAGTCATATGAATTTGCACTAAATGAGGTCGGAAATGATAATAGAATAAATGGATTTGGCTATCCACAGTTTGACTCAGATACCTGTACAGTGGAAGAGTTTATAGCTGTTGCAAAGGCTGAAATCGGGTATGTTGAAAAGGATAGCAGAAGGGAACTTGAAAGTAAGACTGCTAATCCTGGAAATAATAACTTTACAAAATACGGAGAATGGTATAAAAATAATGGAGCTTTCTGGTGTCAACAGTTTGTTTCATGGTGTGCTTACCAAGCATGCAAAACACATAAAAGCAACACAGAAACGGGATGGATTAAAGTTGGGAGTAGGTGGAAGTATGGACTACATGGAACGTTAGTCAAGAATCAATGGCTTGTGATCGGTGGAAGGTGGTATGCATTTGATGGTGAGGGATTTATGATAACCGGGTGGTTTTTATCAGAAGGTGGATGGTATTATCTAAATCCTGAAGACGGAGCAATGCTTGCTAATCAATGGATAACAGTAGATGGTAAAAGCTACTATCTATGTGAGACAGGTATAATGGCCACAAGTTGCTATATAATAGGTGATGCCGGAGAAATGTGGTGGGTAGATTCCAATGGAGTTTGCCAAGTTGACGAAGTAGCGAAGTAATAAGTAGGAAGGAGGGCTTTAGATGGAAGAACTTGATATTAGGGCGGAGGACTTATCCGAGAACAATAGGGAGTATGCAAGAGTAATAGGGATAGAAGCTCTCCTAAAGCTTTGTAAAGAATTTGGTGGGACACCTATATACTTGCCAAAGATTGAAGAAATCAGAAGACCGGCACTTTACAGGTTGATAAAAAAAGAGTATCTTGAAACAGACATAAGTATGGGGGCGATTGCAAGAAAGTACGGAGTAAGTGAATCAACGGTATACAGACTTGTGAGAGATGAATCAGGTCGAAAGAATATTCCGGGACAACTAAATATGTTTGATTAAACAAGACGGTATTTTATGGGAACATAGGATACCGTCTTTTTAAGTAGTCATAAAATAATGGCACACCTAAGTATATAGGAAGAAAGTACAAATATATATTAGTACAAGATAAATAAATTTGGAGGTAACAAAATGAAAGAAATAGTTTTAAATGTTTTTACAAGTGTAATGATGGTAATCGTGGTATCGGCATTATGTTCAGGGGTGACATATCTTAGGAAGTATATTGATGGTACTTTGGAGAGACTTAAGAATGATGAGAGATTCAAAGATAATGCATTTGCACAGAACTCTTTTTACTTTGCAGAGAATTTTATAGCCGGGCTTACAAGAACTGCTGTAGCTGCTATGGAGCAGGCTAAGGCGAAGGATCTAAGACAGAAGGTAGCAGAAGGATTAGTTTCAAGAGAAAAATTGCAGGCACTTGCACTGGAAGTAAGGGAAAGTGTAAAGGCACAGCTATCACCTGTAATGATTGAAGAAGTTAATAAGTATATTTTGAATTTGGACTCATATATTGATGACAAGATTGAGGCAAGTGTACTTGAGTTAAAGAGAAATGGTGTGAAATAGTAGCCGGGAGAAAAGATGGATATAACTTTTATATTAAAAAGTATAACTGATCTGGGGCTTCAGGTAGCTCTCATAGCTGTATTTATCTGGTATTTCTTTAAAAGAGATAAGGACAGAGAAGAAAGCTTGACTGCTGAAAAAGTAAAGCTGCATGAAGATATCAAAGCAAAGCAGGATGAAGTTAGAAAAGAGCTTGAGAACGCAAAAATTAATGCTAGAGAAAAAGAAGCTTTACTCATGAGCGAAAATGCTAAAAGAGAGGAACTTATCAGGAAAGAGTCTGAAAAGCGAGAGACAATGATAAGGGAAGAGAGCATGCATAGGGAAGAAGTTCTTATGAGGCAGATGGATAAGATGAACGATTCACTCAGGGAAATAAGTACATCTATGGTGGGAATAAATAATGCTATGGAAAAGCTTGGGAAAAGTGTTGAATCGGTAGATGTAAGATTAAAGGAAGTTGAAGGAAAGTTAAATTAAGGATTTTACACTGTTTAACTTGTCTTTACAGGAAGTGAGGGGGCAGTGAGAAGCCTGGATATTTTAAAAAAGAAAGAACTTAGAGGAGCAATCATTGAAAGGCTTTACGGCTTTTATGGTGAAGACATCTCTATTTCCGTACTGAAGGCATCACTGCCACTATCAGGGGTGCTTACTGATACGGAGCTTAAAAGTGCATTATACTACCTTGGAGGTACAGGCAAGGAGTATATAAAGGTTGTGATTAATAAGGCAAGTTACATAGATTCTCTCATATGGCTTACTCCTAAGGGAGTGAATCTGGCGGAGGGAGATATGGAAGATGTGGGAGTAAATAGAAATGAGTAGACTTTTAGATGTTGCCGCTAAGGAAGTGGCAAGGGTGACAGTGCTTGAGGCCTTGGAAGAGGCGGGGATTACAGGTTGCAGTACACAGGTACTGACTCAGGTACTTAGTAAAAGCGGCATTGAGGCCGATATAGAAAACATTCTTTTTTACCTTGAAAGCAAGGAACTTGTAAGGTGTAAAAGCTATGAGAATGCAAGACAGGGAATTAAAAGAACGGTGTACTTTATCACTGAAAAGGGCATTGATTTCCTTGATGGCAATGTAAAGGAAACAGGATTAGCTGATGGCTGATAACAGGACGCATGGAAAGATTGACAGTTTGCCTGTAGAGGTAAAAACAGATGTGGAAGAGAGCTTGCTTAGTGGAAAGACCTATAAAGAAATTTCAGAGGATCTTAGTGAGGCAGGGTATGATGTGCATGAGTCAAGTGTTGGCAGGTATGGAAGAAAGTATCTTAAACGATTTGAATCAGTGAGGGTAGCAAAGCAGTTTGCAAAGCTTTTAGCTGAAGATGAGGTAGACAGGCCACCAACAGAGTTACATGAAGCAAACAACATGATTATGTCTCAAATTCTCATGGAAGCTATGATGGATGGAGAAATGAAGGCAAAGGAGATGGCAAGTGTTGCAAAATCTATAGCGACTCTACAAAGTGCACAGGTAAATAATGAAAGACTTAAGATAAAGGCAAGAGAGAATGCAGGTGATATTCATACAGCTATGAATGTGCTTAAGGAGAAGATATTTAAAGAAATTGCCGCATCACATCCGGATGTTGCCGACATATTAACAAAACTTGCAAGTGAAACAGAAGAAGAGATGACAAGAAACGGAAGTTAAAGGGCAGGCAAGACTGTACAGTCTATTGTCACGCCCTTTTTTAATCCGACAAAAAGAGGAAGTGACAATGAAAGATTGGAAAGAAAAGGCTTACGATATGTTTTTTAATGACGGCCTTGAGATAAACGATATAGCAATTTTACTTGAAAAGAGTAGAAGAAGTATACAGGGGCACCTATCTACATGTGAAGCATATGAACATGAGAAGGAAAGAAGAAAGGCTGCAGGTAAACTTAAAAGAAAAGAGTATAAAAGGCAGTGGGATAGAGATAACAGGAGCAAAAGTGACACGGTTACGGCCGAGAGCATGAGAAGGGAACATGATGTAGCTGCCATGATACTTAGTCATGAAAAGTACTGATATGAGTGAGTTTTTAAATTTTGCAAAAGACTATAGAGATAGGGAAGCAGGTCTGAAAGGACTTGATAATTCTCTGGAGTCGATAAGGCGAAGAAATATAGAAAAGGGTATTAAGGACTTTAGGACCTTTTGCAATCTTAGGAATCCTGAATTTTTCAAATCCGAAAGAGAGTATCAGACACAGATTTGTGAAACGCTACAAGCAGCATATGAAAAGAGGCTTAAAAGTAAAACCGGAGATATTGCAGATATTCTTATCATTAATGAACCGCCCGGTTTCGGTAAAAGCTATACTGCAAGCACTTTTATTACTTGGGTTCTTGGGAATAACCCTAAAACACAGGTCATAGCAGTTTCTTACAATCAGACCTTATCTCTAACATTTTCAAAAAGTGTAAGGGAAGCAATTCAGGATAAGGAGATAAAAGGAGACCTTGATTATTATGCTGTAAAAAGCTTTTTTCCCAAATTAAGAATTAAATACGGTGATGGAGCTATGGAAAGATGGAGTGTGGAAGGCTCATATATGAGTTACCTTGCTACAAGCTTTGATGGAAGTATTACAGGTATGAGAGGGCATATCGGTATTATTGATGATCCGCTTAAGAATGCAAAGGAAGCTGTAGATGATAACAAAAAGGATGAGATATGGAACTTTTATAAGAACACTTTTCAATCAAGAATGCTTGATGGTGCTTTAGTAATAGTAATTCAGACAAGGTGGGCGAGCGACGATCTGGCAGGAAGACTGATGGCAGAGTTTCCGGGAAGATGTTATGAGCTGAAGCTTACAGCATTGACTGAGGATGGCAGCAGTATTTGTGAAGATTTGTACTCTACAAAGGATTTACAGATGAAGGCTGCTACACTTGATGAGGATATATGGCTTGCTAACTATATGCAGGAGCCTGTAGATAAAAAGGGTAGCTTATATGGAATATTCAAAACATATGATGCAATAGATACAGATAAGGCGGAGCGAATGATTGCGTATGTAGATACTGCAGATACCGGTGCTGATTATCTTTGTATGATAGCTGCTGCAGTGATTGGAAGGTATGGATATGTGCTTGATATTTACTATACAGATGAAGCTATGGAAGTTACTGAAAGGGAGACCGCAAGGAGGCTTGCCTTTTGCGGTGTAAGGGATTGCCTGATAGAAAGTAATAACGGAGGAAGAGGCTTTGCAAGGAATGTAATAAGGTTTTTAAAGGAGTTAAAAGCCTTTAAGTGTATGGTTACATGGTTTTCGCAGAGTAAGAATAAGAAGACAAGAATACTTGCAAATGCAAGTAATGTAATGGACCAGGTTATAATGCCGGAGGACTGGGAAGCAAAGTATCCGGAGTTTGCAAGACATGTAAAGAAGTATCAAAGGAAGGGGAAAAATGAACATGATGATGCGGAGGATACTTTGACAGGGCTTGTGGAGCTTATAAACGGTGATGTAAAAGGCAAGAAAAAGGTAAGGCTTGGGTCAAAGTCCAGGTTCGGGATATAGGTAATATATGTTTTATTTTGATATGAATGAGGTTATTGATGAGGATTTCATAACTAAGATAGTTAATAAGTTTAAGACGGAGTTTGTAGATTACTACAGGATGCTTGAAAGATACTACGAAGTAAAAAATGCTGGAATAGCTAACAGGGTTATGAAGGGCAAAAAGTCTGATAACAGGCTTTTCCACGGTTTCGCAAGATATATAACAAATATGGCTACATCCTACTTTGCCGGGAGACCCATAGAGTATCTGATAGAAGATGAGGATTATAAAAAAGAGTTAATGCCATATCTTGATGATACTTATAACTTTGACTATGAGATTTCAAAGGAAGCCAGTAAAAAGGGTATTGCTTATGAACTTTTATATATAACTGAAAAGAGTGAACTTAGAAGTAGACAGTATGGAGCTGAGGAGATAATACCCATATATTCAGCAAGTCCTGACGAGTTTTTAAACGGTTTTATAAAGCTGTCAGCAGTATATAACCTTGACGGATACTTGAAAGAGGAAAGTGCTGTTGTGTATGATAAAACTGATGTTTATGAGTTTAAAAGAAAGACAGGAAACGGAAGGTTTACCCTTATAGATATAAATAAGCATTATCTTAGTGATGTGCCTCTGATCGTTTACTGGAATACACAGGAGATGAACTCCGACTATGAAAGTGTAATAAGTCTTATAGATGCTTATGATAGGGCGGCGAGCAACACTGCTAATGATATGGACTACTTTACTGATGCATACCTTGTACTTAAAGGAGCTGAAGGCGGTATAGTGGATGAAGAGGGGAATGACTCAAATCTTAGTGACAGTGATGTAGCACTTAGGGATAAAAGGGTTATGTATCTTGATGAGAGAGGAGATGCAAAATTCCTTGAAAAGGGCGGTAACGGTTCCTCAAGTGAGGAGTTTAAAAACCGCATCTTTAGAGATATTTTCTTTACATCTCAGGTTCCGGCTATGACTGATGAAAGCTTTGCCGGGGATCTGTCCGGCATTGCTATAAAATATAAGCTTATAGGACTTGAGCAACTTGCTATTATGAAGGAAAACCGGATGAGGCTTGCAAAGGCAAAGAAGATCAGCATGATTACAGACTGGATCAACTGGAAGAAGTCAAAAAATTATGATGCATCCGGAGTAAAGCAAAAGTACACAAGGAATTTCACTGAAAATGTTTCTGAAATCATTGATAATGTTACTAAACTTACAGGAGTGGTAAGCAAGAGATCACAGCTTGACATGCTACCTGCTGAGATTATTCGTGACACTGATAAAGAGCTTGAAACTATAGAGGCAGAGCTTAAGGAAAGCGAAGGGCTTTTCATGGAGCCGGTAAGTTAAGCGTATGAAAGGAACTGATTACTGGGAAAAAAGGGCAATAAAGGATAAGAAATTTGCTACAAATAGGGCAGAAAACTATATAAAAAATAAGCTTTCTAAGGCTTATAGTGAAGTATCAAAGGAACTTGAAGAGAAGATAAAAGCCCTATATGAGAAACTTGATAAGAGTAAATCATTACTTGCACAGAGTAATGAAAAACTTTTAACAAGTACGAAAGCCTCTGATATAAGGGAACTTCTTAATAAACTGAATGAGGAAAAAACAAAGCTTGCAAATGTAAATCTTCCTAAGGAAATTTCAGATACTATAGAAAAGAATATAAAACTTATTGAAGAGAGTCTTAGGATGAAGTCAAAAAGCGGATATATAACCCACCTTGAAATGATGCAGGAGAGAGTAAACTCTTTAGCGTTGTCAGTAGCAAATGAGAATCAGATAAATATGTATGACTATCTTGCCAAGGAGTATACGGATGACTACTTCAGAGGAGTTTTCAGAGTACAGCAGGGGATGGGCTTTGGTAAGGACTTTATAAGTCCGAATCCTAAGCTTATACAAAATGTGATTATGAGAAGCTATGCCGGGAGCAGCTTTTCAAAGCGTATATGGAAGGATGCAAATAAGCTTGGAAACACATTAAAAGATACTTTAACTAAAGGGTTTATAAGAGGTGACTCAATTGACACAATGACAAAAAGGCTTTTAGAAAGAGTTGATGTATCAAAGAGCCATGCAAGGACGCTTATACGGACAGAGTCTGCAAGGGTTTGTGAAGAGGCCACAAAGGATGCATACAAAGAATGTGGTATAGAGCAATATATATATCTTGCTACACTTGATAGAAAAACTTCTTTAATATGCCAGGAACTTGATATGAAGAGTTTTCCTTTAAAAGATGCCAAGATCGGAGAAAATTATCCGCCTATGCATCCGAACTGTAGGAGTACCACAATGGCAGATACTAAGCCTTTGAAGAGATTAGCGAGAGGAGCAGATGGAAAGAACTATGAAGTTGATGGAAATCTAAGTTATAAGGATTGGTATGACGGCCTTTCAAAAGATGAGCAGGGCCGGATGAGCTTTGAGAATAAAAAGGATAAAAATAGGAAGAGGGATAAGGAAGAACTGGATAAAATCCGGGATATCGTTGGTAAAAAAGATACTCCGTCTATTGCTAAGTATCAATCAATGAAATATAATAACACAGAGGAGTTCAGACTGCTAAAAGGCTATGCTAGGGGTATAAATAAAGGTGATATATCTGTACTTACAGGATTTGATAACTATAAAAATAATGCAGAAAGTTTGAGAAGCCTTGTTGGACAAAAGACATCTGACGGGTTGGAAATAAAGGGATTTTCAACACATATGGTTGACAGGCTTATAGGTCAGATGTCATATAGTGAAATGGGGTTAAGGAGTAAGGAAGAACGAAAAGGAATAAGATTCGGTGTTACTAAGGATATGGTGCAGGACGCTCTTAAAAATGGTGAAATTACTAATAGGCAGTATGATGATAATGGAAATGAGATTAGTAGGGTATATAAGACATCTGTATGTAAAGTGGCATTTAATCCGACTACCGGGAATATGATACAGACAAATCCATACTATGAAAAGGAGAAGAAATAATGAAAAGAGTGATTATAAGTGAAGAAGATATAGCAGATTTAAAAGTATATATACCGGATATCAATGAGAAAATTGAAGAACTTGATGCGGATGATGTGGATGCCTTTAATGATTTATTGGATGAAATTGATAACATATATCTTATATACGGTATTGATAAAAATGATGAGCCGAATGATATAGGTTGGAAGTATGAGAAGATAAGAGACAGGATATTTATTGATAATTATCCGGATTAAAGATAACCTCATATTTTGCCCATAAATGCATTTAGAACCTTTAGGGTATAAATGTTCAAGTAAAAATAGTTAAACAAATTTAAACGGTGGTTAAACGCATTTTAAAGGGGGTATAGCGTAAAGAGCTACACCATAAATACGATAAAAAAAGATTGCAGCTTTTGCAGTCTTTTTTAGTTTGCAAAAAATTGGACTTTGAAATTTTTCAGAGTCTTTTTTAAGTTGTTAATAAGTTGAAAGGAGCTTTAATGGAGGAAGTAAAAAAGGATGAAAAAGACCTTAAGAAAAAGGTTGAGGAAGGTACTGAAGGAGAAGTGGCAATAGACACCGAAAGCACTGCTCCAGAAGGTGCCGGCACAGAACCTTCAGGTATAGAGGGAAAAGAGCCGGATGAGCCTAAAGAGGTCAAGTCGGATGATGAGTCTAAAGATAGTGAGCCACCGGAGAAGAAGGAGGAAAAACCTCCGGAAGATGAAGCGGCTGCAAAAGCACCTGAAAAGAGTCTTGATGATAGGGAAAAGGAGCTTTCAAAAAGAGAGGAAGAGCTATCAAGAAGAGAGGTCGAAGCGGAAGCAAGGAATATTCTAAGGACCAAAGGATTATCTGAAGAGCTGATACCATTGGTACTTAGGGGGAATCTGGAAGAGACTGAGGCTGCTGTAGAGCTTTTTGAGAAAGCTTTGGGCGATCAGGTAGAGAAAAAGCTTTCAGAAGTGGCAAAGGGCAAAAGTCCTGAAGGAAGTAAAGGCAATATAAATAAGGATACAGGAGCTATGGCGGATATAGTCAGAGCAGGATTAAGAGGCTAAGGAGATTAAAAAATGGCGTTAAATATTAGTGCAGCAAGAACAGTATTTCAAAATGAGTTGGATAAGCTTATGGTGGAGGAGCTTACAAGTGGCTTTATGGAGGCAAATGCCGGAGATGTTATTTATAACGGCGGAAATGAAATAAAGATTCCTTCAATTGTAATGGACGGACTTAAAGACTACTCAAGGACAGACGGATATCCTACAGGTGGAGTTACACTCTCATATCAGACTGTAAAAATGACTATGGACAGAGGCGAGAGTTTTATGCTTGATTCAATGGATGTGGAGGAGACAAACTTCCTTGCTTCAGCATCAACAGTTTTGGGAGAGTTTCAAAGAACAAAGGTAGTTCCTGAGGTGGATGCATATAGATATTCTAAAATTCATGGAATTGTAAAGGATAAAGCTGCATCAAATGTAAGAGCGGAGACAACAGCTCTTACAGAAAAAACTATCTATAAGGCTATAGCAAATGATATAGCAAGTGTCAGAGATGAAATCGGTGAGAGCAATGAGCTTGTTGTTATTATAAACGGTATAGCAAGAGGCCTTTTAAATAACAATGAGACATTTACAAAGATGTTGACACAGGCTGATTTTGTGAAGGGAGAGATTACAACAAAGATAAGAACTATTGATGAGTGTCCTATTATTGCGGTTCCTTCATCAAGAATGTTTACGGAGTATGATTTCTTTAAGGGTTCTGAGAGTTCAGGACAAAAAGACGGATTTAAGAAAAAGTCAACAGCAAAGCAGATTAACTATATTGTTATGCCGAGAAAGGCAGCTATTGCAGTATGTAAGCAGGATGCACCAAAGATTATTACGCCGGAACTTAATCAGAAAGCGGATGCATGGTTTATAGGGTACAGAAAGTACCATGATATTTGGATTAAAGAGTCAAATATAAAAGCTATAAGAATCAGCACTGAGGCTTAATTATGCTTGAGCAGATAAAGATACTACTTGGAATTACTGACAATGAAAGCGACACACTTCTTGGCATCATGATTGATGATGCCAGGAGTGCAATTATAAGCTACCTTAACAGAAAGGATTTCCCAGAAGGGCTTAACTTTGCAATCAGAGAGATGGTAGTAAAAGCATATAAAGAAAGTGTATCAGGTGGGGTAGCAAGTGTAAACAGAGGTGATACTTCTATAAGTTATACAACTATAGACAGCAGCTGTTTTGATGAAAAGCTTTTAAGGGCTTTCAGTAAGTACAAAAAGATAAGGATGGATTGATGAAAGAGGCGGAAAGATTGTCATATCTTTTTAGATATAAGGATAACAACGAGTCGGATGATGAGAATGAAAATTTAGAAAAACAAAAGGTCAATACTGATAAGAAGGAAAAGGGTAATGATAAATGAAGCCATGATTTTAGGTCGGCTTTATAAGGATAGACTAAGGTTATATAGATATAGGCTTTTTAAAACTGATTATGGAGAAAGCAAGAGTGAAAAAGAGCTTATATATGATGATGTACCATGTGGTCTTAGTCTATCAAAAAAATCTGAACCTGTTAGAACCGATATAGCTTATGAAAAGAGTGAAGAATATGTTATATTCGCAGCTCCTAACATAGATATAAGGGATAAGGACTTTATAGAAGTTAGAACAAGTTCAGGAGACATCATTACAGGCAGAGCAGGAAAGAGCTTTAAATATCCGTCACACATAGAAGCAAGTTTGAAGATAGAAGAGGTGGTTTGATGAGGGATATGAATGAGATTGCTGAAATGCTTGAAAGAGGTCTTGAGGCATGGCAGTCTGAAATCTTTGAAAGAGAAGCAATGAAGATAGGCAGGCATGCGGTCGATTCTGTAAAGGACTTGACTCCGGTTGTTACAGGGCACCTTAGAAGAAATTGGTACAATGAAGTTACCAAAGAGGGAAATGACTATATTATCTGGATAAAAAATAATATAGTCTATGGTCCGGCTGTCAATTATGGTAGAAGAACAAAGAGTGGTGGAATGACAAGAGGGCAATACATGCTTGAAAGAGGGATAGCAAACTATAAGCAAGCTGCATATGAGAATGATATTGAGGCAATGATTAACGCACTTAAGGAGGCTTTTTAATGCTTGGTTTAAATAACATTAAAATGTCTTTAATAACGCTTTTAAATGAGGTTAAACCAGGGTTAAATATTTTTGCTGAAGATATAGAGCAGATTGAAACAATTGATAAGATAGCGTTTCCACTGCTCTATATACAGCTTGTTCCACTTTCAATGTCTGTACAGCTTGACGGTAAGAGTTGTAATAAGTTAATACTTGTTGATATTACTTTTATGGAGAAAAGTAAAAGTAGAAATGAAGATATGTATGAGATGGTAGAACTTGTGACAAACCGAATTGGCATAGGTTTTAAAGTAACAGACAGGTTTTTGAAAGTATTAAATATCGGATCAAATATTGCGGATGATACATTGCATATAACTTTTAATTTAGACTTCTTTGATGATATGGATATTAAAGAGCCGGAAGCGGAAGTTTGTGAGACAATAAGTTTTTAATATAGGAGGATAAATGGGATTACCAAATATCAACATTGAATTTTATAAAAAGGCTACTTCTTTTATAGCGAGGAGTAGTAGAGGAGTTGTTTTATTACTGCTTAAAGACAGTACTAAACAAACCACAATAAATGCTTATACAGAGTTTGAAGATGTAGTAAAGGAGGACTGGAGTGCTGAGAACTTTAGGATAATTGATTTATGTTTTATGGGTAAACCGAATAAAGTAATAGCCGTTAGAGCTGTTACAAAGGTTTCAGGAATAGATGTGGATGAATGTAAGCAATTGATTGAAAATTTAAAATTTGACTGGTTTGCGGCACCTTGCTTAAGTAAAGAAGAGGGTGCTCTTTTTGCAAGTTATTTTGATAGCCAGAAAAAGAAAAAATATAAGAAGTGGAAAGCCGTTCTTGTAGATCAGGCGGCTGATTCTCCTGCGGTAGTAAATTTTGCAACTACAAATATATCAATTGTATATAAGGGAGAGGTTATTACAATCAATCCTGAAGATTATACAGCAAGAATAGCAGGATTACTTGCAGGGGTGAATATCAGGGAGTCTTCAACATATAAGGTTCTTAAGGAAATTGTTGATATAAAGCAGTCAAAAAATCCGGATGATGATATAAATGCCGGAAAATTTATTATTATATTTGATGGTGAGAAATTTAAGATTGCAAGAGGTGTTACTTCACTTGTTACCCTCTCAGAGGAGGTTCCGTCAGACTTCAAAAAAATAAAGATAGTTGAAGGTTCTGATATGGTCAGAAATGACATAAAGTCAACTTACGAAGAGCAGTATGTAGGTAAGAGAAATAACAATTATGATGATAAACAGATTTTTGTAGGAGCAGTACACTCATATCTTCAGGATATAGCCGGAGAGGTTATAGATAAAGATGAAGATATTGAAGTATCACTTAATACAGCCTGGATAAAGAAATATCTTGAAAAAGAGAAAAAGGTAGATACTTCAGATATGAGTGAGATTGATCTAAATAAAGCAAATACAGGCAGCCATATAGCAATTAGGGCTAAGTTCAAGTTTGTAGATGCTATGGAAGATTTGGACATGGGAATTGAAATTTAAGGAGAACTTATGGAAGAAAAGATAACAGGTAAAAGAGTTCTTTCGGGTACAAATGCTGAAATTTTCTATAATGGGTTGAAAATTGCAGGATGTACTAAGATCAGTTTAAAAACTACAGTCAATAGAGAAGAAGTTCAAATGGGAATGGATATAGATACAAAGATAACCGGGTTAAAGGGTGAGGGTACTGTATCTATAAATAAGGTGTACTCTGCATTTGAAAGTATTAGAAAAGAAATCTTGAAAGGGAGAGATCCAAGGGGAACTATAATTACAAGGCTTTCAGATCCTGATGCTATTGGTGGTCAGATTGAAAGATATCAGATAGGAAATGTGGCTTTAAGCGAGTTCCCACTTGAATATGAAAAGGGAACAGTAGTAAAAGTAGAGTTTCCATTTACATTTACACCAAGTGACATGATTTGCTTGGATGAGATAAAGGAGTAAGTATGGTAGATATAGAGAAAATTACAAGTTTTAAGTCTTTTGCAGATAAAGCTTTAAAAAAGATGGAGGAGAGAAAAAAGTGTAAAGTAAAAAGATATTACATAGGTGATTTGGATGAGGAGATAGAACTTAGAGGACTAAGTTCTGAGGAGTTTAATGACTGTCTTAACTACTCTGAGAATAATGTTTTAGTTGATAAATACACAATCTACTATGCTTCAAAAACTCTTCAGGAACTTGCAGAGTATATGGTGAAAGAAGGTATTTTAAAAGAACATCTTCAGTTAATGGATATGTTTTCACCGGCAGATAGAACAAAGCTTGCAAATGAAGTGCTTGATCTATCAGGTGTGAAAGATAAGAGTACTGTATCAGATGTGGAGGAATTAAAAAAAAGCTGATTTATTCGCATGAAGCTTATCTATATGGGTATTGTCTTAGCGTAGGAATTTTGCCGAGAGAAGTTGATAAGTTGACAAGGAATGAGTGTGTAGTATTAGAAGCGTTGGCAAAACTTAATGAGGAACAGCAAAAAAGACTTATAAAAGAAGCGGTGGCTGATGTAATGGTGGGGGATAATTAATGGATGTATTTGGTGGAGTAATAAGGCTACAAGATGATATTAGTGGAGTGCTTAGAACGGCTGCACAAAATGCAAGAAATTTCCAGTCAGATGTCAGTAATGCCAGACAAGCATTAAACCAACTTGAGAATACAAGGGTAAGTGACAGAACAATAAGAATAAACACTCAAGGTGCAAGAAGTGATATTGAAAATACTAGATCAAGATTACAATCTATAAGAGATAGGGCAGTAATTATAACTGCAAGAGCACAAAATGCACTGTCAAGCATTAGAAATGTGGGTACCAGATTAAGACAATCTATAAGGGACAGAGCTATAAATCTGATTGTGAGAGCTCCTGTAGCAATCCGAACAACAAGAATGGTTGGAGCTATGTTAAAAGAGCTTATAAAGGATAAAATAGCAAATATAAAAGCAAAGGTAAGTAATGCAGTAAATAAAATAAAGACCGTAGCATCACACCTGAAAAAGATTAAGGATAATAAGGTAGTAAAATTTGTTGCCAAGGGCGTTAAAGCTTTTAGTGGTATAGTAGCTAAACTGGGACTTGCAGGTGCAGTGGCAGGATTTGGAGCAGTAACAGCAGCAGGAACTTTAGCTGTAAAATCAGCAATAGACTTTGAAAAGGGAATGGCAAACGTTGGTACATTGCTTGATGGTGATGTAAAAGGCAAGCTTTCATCAATGGGAGAAAGCCTTAAGACCATATCAAAGGATACAGGTGTAGACCTTAATAATTTATCAGGCGGACTTTATGAGGTTGTATCAGCATTTGGAGAGAGTGCTGACTCAACAAAACAGCTTGAAATTGCAGCAAAAGCAGCTAAAGCAGGTAATGCTGAAACATCAGAAGCTGTAAAGATGCTTTCTGCTGTAACAAAAGGATATGGAGATACCTCAGCTGAAGCAGTAGGGAAAGCAGCTGACCTTGCATTTGAAACTGTAAAATTAGGTCAGACAAGTTTCCCGGAACTTGCATCAAGTATGGGTGCTGTAATTCCTTTAGCATCAACTTTAAAGGTAAGTCAGGAAGAATTATTTGGTGCAATGGCCACCCTGACAGGTGTAACAGGAGGTACGGCAGAAGTCACTACACAGCTTAAAGCTACCATGCAAGGTTTTATGTCACCATCAGCAGAAATGAGTGCAGCACTTGAAAAAATGGGATACGCATCAGGAGCTGCTGCACTTGAAAGTGAAGGCCTTGGATCTATACTTAATAAACTAAAAGCATCTGTTAATGGTGACGAAGTTGCCTTTGCAGGTCTTTTTTCATCTGTAGAGGCTAAAAATGCCGTACTTGCACTTGCGGGTTCACAAGCTGAAAACTTTGTTACAAAAACAGATGCAATGAAAAATGCAGCAGGTGCAGCGGAAGGAGCGTTTCAACAACAGAACAAATCAGTAGCTGCTATGGCGGGTAAGATTAAAAACTATGGTGCTGTAATGCTAACATCTATAGGTGAAAAGGCTTTACCGGTTATTACAGACGCTTTATCTAAAGTTATGGATGCAATGCCGGCATTTGAAGCTTCTATGGGACAGATATTTGATGCTGTAGGACCTATAATGACTTCTCTGGGAGAAATCTTTTCAAGCTCAGCAACAGGAATGGGGCTGTCTTTTGAAAATGTAACACCTGTTATCGTAGAAGCAATAAATGGTATAGGTAGTGTTATTACTACAGTTGCACCTGTAGCAATTTCAATCTTACAAGGATTTGGAAGTTATGTAGGCCCTATTTTTGAAGGAGTAGCCTCTGTTGTTGCCATAGTAGGTGAGAAGATAGGAGCTGCATTCACAATGCTTGGTACACACTCTCAAGCGTTTCAAAATATAGTTGCTGTAGTAGGTCCGGCTGTAGGAACAGTGATAAGTACTATGGGTGGTGTTATAGGTCCTGCACTTGACTTAGTGATTGCAGCTGTAGACTTATGTTTGTCTGCATTTGAAAAGGCGTTTCCGGCAATACAAGCGGTGGTAACTGCTGTTTGGAATGTTATTGAGCCTATAATAAACGGAATAGGTAAAGGCATAAGTGCAGTAGCAGGAGCTGTAAGCGGTGTAGCTAACTTTATCAGTGGCGGCGGAGGCGGTGGCAGTGTTGGAGCAAATGCTACAGGAACAAGCTACTGGAAAGGCGGATACACTACAGTCGGTGAGCATGGACCTGAGCTTGTAAGTTTACCTTCAGGAAGCAAAGTGCATTCAAATTCAGATACACAGAAAATGCTTGGAGGTAAGGCAGTAAATATTAATATTGGTTCTATGGTTATAAGAGAAGAAGCAGATATTGATAAGGTTACAACTGAACTGGTTAAGAAGATGAAGCAGGTGGATAGATGAGAAAGACCAGAGCTATATTAATAAAAGATATAAATGGTAATAGTATTGAGTTTAATGTTAATCCATCCGGTATAACAATAAGTGAGTCAAGAGATAATATAAGAGAGAATATAGATAATCTTGGTGATGTTTATTTTCCGGGAAAAAGAGGATTGAAAACTGTAAGTATATCAACATTTCTTCCATCTTCAAAATCAAGATTTAGAAGACGAGGTTCTTTAGATTCTGATATTGAACTTATAAATAAATGGATTTCTGAAGATATACCTTTAAGATTTGTTGTATCTAAGCCGACAATGAGCTTTAAAGCAATCTTAGACAGTAAAAATATTACTCTCAAAGAGGGAGAGCTTGATGTTTATATTGATTTAAAATTGACAGAGGTTAAAGATATAGAGATTCCTACGGTTGAAAGTGTAAGCATCTTAAAAAAGGATGGAGATACTACAAAAAATACAGAAGTAGCATTATCTGATAGAGGGGCTGAAAATGCCCCTAAACCCGGTAGTACTGAGATAGTAAACAGTAAAACAACACTATGGGGACTTGCAAAAAAATACTATGGAAACGGTGAGGACTGGAAAAGGATTTCTGAAGCCAACGGTGGATTGGATCCGAAAAAACTTAGAGAGGGGATGCAGATACTTATACCATGAGAATTATAGTAAAAGATAAGGATATCACTAATCTTTGTGTAAGTGCTACATGGAGTGGTGATATTGATGAAAGGTCAAGAAGCTTAAGTTTTACATATTTGTATAATCCCAAAATATCAATGCCTTTAGTTAAGGTTGAGATAGGTGACAGCATAAATCTTTTTGATGAAAATAGACTACTTTATGTAGGTGTAGTTACAGAAGTTGCCTCTTCTTTAAGTGGCAGCGATGTATCAATAACATCAAGGGATGTATTGTGGTACTTAGGAAAAAATAAACTTGCAGGAGTATATACAGGCAGTGCCGAAGCAATAACAAGAAAAATACTTGATGAATTTAGTATTCCTGTAGGGAAGTTGGAAAGTACATCTGTAGATAAAACAATAATAAGCACTGGAGATAAGACAATATATAAAGCCATATCAGAGGCGTATGGAGAAGAATATTATATAGTAGCTGTAGGTGAAAAAGTCGAAGTAAGAAAGAAGGGCAGTGAAGTAGTTGCTGTAATATCCGGTAAGGCTAATCTTATAGATGCGAACTATAAAAAGAGTATGGAAAACATGGTAAACCGTGTTATTGTTCTTGATGATAAGAATGGGAAAGTGTATGAAACTTCAGCTGAAGAAAACTTAAAGTATGGAATATTACAGGATGTTATAAAAGCAGAAAAAGACAAAGATGTTTCTGTATCTGCAAAAGAAAAGCTTGTTGGTATAAATGATACTTCAAATATTAATGTTGTAGGTGACTTCAATGTAATATCCGGCAAAGCGGTAATTATTCAGGATACTTCAAACGGTTTTACAGGCAAGTTCCTTGTGACCGGAGACAGTCACAGTATAGGCGGAGGAGAACATACTATGGCTTTAACAGTGGAGGCATTAAATGAGTAATCCTTATACTGAACTTAGTAAGATAATGGAGCAAAGAGGAGCAGCATTAAATGGATACAACTTAGAAGTTGCTAAGGTGCTTAATTTAAAACCTCTTACTATAAGAATAGGAGAGGTTGATATAAGTGTAAACTTGAATATTAATCCGGCAATGATACTGAACTTAAATCCGGATAACATCACTACAGAAGAAGGCGGATTAAAAGAGATGTTAAAAAGCCTTTTAAATGCAATTAAAATAAAGCCGGGGGACTATGTTGTAGTACAAAGGGTAATGGATAATTTCTACATATTAAGCAAGGTGGTAGGAGTATGAATTTGTTCCCAGAGCTTACAGTTGCTAAAATTTCTGATGAGAAAAGACTTCCTATATATAGGGAGTGGGCATTTGACTTTGAAAGAGAAGAATTGAAAATAAAGCATGGTAAATATTATTTGGTCGAAGGGAACGAAGCTTTAAAAATATGGATATATAAGGCTTTAAAAACTGAAAGATTTATATTTAATGCTTACAGTAATAAATACGGTAATGAAGTAAGTATATTAATTGGTACGGTAGAGGATGAAGATATTCTTTTTAGTGAAATATCAAGATATATACAAGAGGCACTTTTAGTAAATCCGTATATTGTTGATGTAGGTGACTTTAGCTTTTTACATTCAAAGAGTCATGAGATAAATGTTAAATTCAGTGTAAGTACAATATACGGAAAATTTGAGGAAGGGATGATGGTATCAAATGGATAACAGCTATGATGCGATTTTATATAGATTAAAAGAAAAGGTACAAAACCCTGCTTCAAAGATTGAAGGAAGCTTTACATACGATAATCTGTCCTCAGTGGCAAATGAATTAGCAAAATTTTATAGCTATGAAGTTGGAACATTACTGGATAGAATTCATATTGATACGGCAGCAGCAGAGGATCTTGATAGACTTGGGAAGTTTGAACATAACATTCAAAGATTAGACGCAACTTATGAAGAAGCTGTATTTAAAATATATGGAGAGAAGGGAAAGACTGTTGCAGACGGTACAGGAATTAAGTCTGAAGATACAGGAGTTGTTTTTTATGTAAGAGGAGATTACATAATCGGTGATTCAGGTGTGGTGACAGTTGCAGGCATTGCAGCAGCTAAGGGAAGTGGATATAGATTATATCCAAATGCAAAGTTAAAGTTTCTTGAAAGATATATAGGACTTTCTAAGGTTGAAATTGATACAGTATCATCAGGTGGATATGACAGGGAGAGTGATGAGAATTATAGAAAGAGGATACATGAATCAGAGGCTAATGTAGTTGGATATGGAAATGTTGCATGGTATAAGGCTACAGCTAAAAGTGTTACCGGTGTGGACAAGGTAAAAGTTATAGACCTTGCAAGAGGACCGGGAACTGTGGATGTACTCATTGTGGCAAAAGGAAATGAGCCGGCAAATGAGACGCTTATAAAGAAAGTAAAAGATGTTATCGAAAGTAACAGATTGGCAGGGGCAGATGTTCAAATAAAAGCAGCAAACACATATCCAATAAATATCAGTGCTACAATAAGAGTTAAAAATGAAACTTATTTAGAGGATATTAAAACTGAATTTAAAAAGTCTTTAAACACTTATTTTTCTGATCTTGATTTTGATACATCTCTAAAGCAAAGAGTTTCATACGCAAAGATACTGGGACTGCTTCTTAACATTGCAAGTGTCACTGATGTAGATTCTATGATACTTAATAAAGGCAATATATCAATAGATATAGAGCCCGGAAGCTTCCCTGTTATCATAGGGGTAAATATAGAGGTGGCAAGATGATAAAAGATAATTTGCCACTTTTTGTATATAAGATAAAGCAAATGAAGGAACTTATAGATGCTGAAGAAGTTGAACTTGAGCACCTGTATAGTTTTTTTGAAGAACTAAGCAATGAATTTAATATATTCAGTTGTACAGATACAATTGAGAGATTTGAAAAAGATTATGCTATAGAGCCTAATGCAGAGCTATCAATTTCTCAGAGAAGGCTCAAGATACTTGTAAAGAAGTATCAAAAGCTACTTCCAACGATTGTAAACCTTGAGGATACAATAAAGGGTCTTTTAGATGCTGATGTTGTGAAGATAAAGGAAGTAGGATGTAGATTTGATATATATGTTGGCAGTGCATCTCTACTTGAAAATATGGATATTGCTAAGAAGTTTTTTAAAGATGTAAGACCGGCACATTTTGATTATAAATTTATAAATTCAGTACCAAGAGATGAGGTTGCTACAATATATATTGGAGTTGGTGAATTTATGCATAAGAAGATGAAGTTTGAGGTGGTTGGATGAAATTCTATTTGACTGAAGCAGGTAGTAGGAAGTTGGCGAGCATAGTAACTGGAAGTACAATAACTATTACAAAAGCTATTTCTTCAGATATAGTTAGCTCTGAGCCTAAAAGACTTGTAGAGATGGCAGGAAGAAAACAGAGTCTGCAAGTAAATAGTGTTAATATTGAAAATAATGTAGCGGTAGTAAAGCTGACTCTTACAAATTTAGATGTAACAGAAGAGTATCAATTAAAGCAGATAGGTATATATGCAAGATTTGGCACAGAAGAGATTCTTTTTATTGTAGGACAGGATAGAGTAGGTGAAAAGATACCAGCTATAGCAGAGAGAGAAATAGAGTATGATTATCAAATAAGCTTTGCATTTGATACAGCAGCAGAGGTGAAGATATCAGTATCAGCCAATGATTTTATCAAGAAGATGGAAGCTTTAAATCTGCTGCATCTAAAAGTTGATAAAACAGAGTACGTAAATAAAATTACTGATATGAAAAGAGTGACGGTAGTAAATGTACCGGCTGACAGGTGGATTGGATCAGGTCCATGGACACAGATATTACAAGTAGCTACTCTTAAGGATGGAGATACTCCTACAGTATCACAACATATTAGCGAAGGCGAAAGTAGAGCGGATATTATCAAAGCTCAAGAGAAAGCTTATGGATGCATAAATAAAGGTATTGTAAGTAATGGAGAATTAAAACTTATGTGTTATGTAAAGAAGCCAAAGGCGGCTTTTTTTATTGCAATTAAGGGAGAATAAAGATGAGTCAAGCAATTATTTTAAAAGGTGGAGCGGGAGGTGTTGGATCGGATGATGTGACAGCTACTAAAAACCAGGTTTTGCAAGGTGTGACGGCACTTACGAGTGATAGTGATGATGAAGCTGCTGAGGGAGCAATTCAGGTAGTAGATACATCACAAAATAATTATACAATGACAAGAACTGACGAGTATGGCTTAGACAAAAATAGAAATGCTTTTTATATGCATTTGCCACAGCGAAGTGCATACTACACAAGGGGTGATGGTATTCCACATGTAGAAATAGATGCCAATATCTTAGGTGATGCTACGCAATATCAACTTTTGGAAGGTTCAACAGCAACGAGTAAGAATGGTGTAAAGTTTAATGGGGCTTTTCCTAAAAAATCAGATACCGACTCAAGAAATGAATTTTGGCTATATAAAAATTATAATGGTAAAGATGTATATGTAACAAGAATACCTGAAAGTGCTTATGTAAGATATTATGATCAGGGTGGTAGTCAAGGACGGGATCCATGGGTAAGGGTATCAAGAGAGCTTGTAAAAGCAGGAGTAAACTATCGTCCAGAAAAAACTCTTGATGATACCGTCACCTGTGATGAAAGAGGACAAATCCCCGTTAAGCCGAACGAAAATATGACTACAGAAATAGTTAATATTAGTTGGACAAACCCTAAAAAAATTGGGTTTAGATTTCCACAGGGTTACTATCCTAATTCAGGTCAGTATGCTCCTATCGTAGAAGTGAATTATCAAGATTTGGCAAATGCAATCGGAATTAGGGCAGATAAAATGATGAATGATACAAAGGTATTAGGTATTCAAGGTAATTTACCATATTGGGTATGCTATACAGGAGATGTCATATCGGCATTAAATAATGAAGGATTTGTATGGGACGACACATATGCTGGACGAGGTAGGGGAATTGTAACTAAGATACCAAATAGCCATGTTATTGCAGGCGCAAATTATGTTTTTCTTCCCAGTCCGAATTTACAGCCATGGAATATAAGACAAAATGTCAATGTTAATGGTATCACAGGTACTATGGTCGATTATGGAGCAGGTGGCCAGGCTTTTAGGGCAGCCACCTTTGACGGCAGATTGCTGACAGGGGTGGCGAATAAAGGTTTCATTCTTAATGGTATTGAAAGATACCAAGCTTTAAAAAGCCCTTATATTGGGTATGGATACCAAGGGGTAACAGATGGTGGCCTGAAATTTATAAATGGGTATACAGGAAAAACCAATACGAAAAGTGCCCAAGACGTGGGTTGTGTTTTTGCAAATTCTATAAATTTATCACCTTTTAAACACCTAAAAGTTGGATTTAAGGTCTTTTCTTTTGAGGGAGACGGTACGGAGTCACAAACTGCAAGAATTGAATTAGAGATAGGGGTCACACCCGTCAGCAGTGCCGGTAGAGAGAGCTATCATAGCGAGAGCGGAGTGTTGGTTAGAGATTTAGGGCAAAGGTCAAAATATGCAACTCACACGATGAGGTCGACCAGAGTGATGGCTGGAAATCAAACAGATATGTCTCAGCAATATCTAACATTGGATATTTCGGCAAGTTCTGGGCATCACTTTATCTATATTATGCTGGGAAATATTGTGCATGAGTACTCAGCGGGCGGAGTGTACGCAGTTGTTGTTGTTAATAACATAGAATTTATAAATTAGGAGGTTTAAATGAGTAAATTGATACTGAAAGATAAAACAGAGATAGAACTCTCAACGCACTACGGTGACACGTTTGTCACTGTAATTGATAACTTTGCTAAACTTGATGAGCTTAAAGATAAGCTGACAGATGCAAATACAGTGATTATGACAGTACAAAGTGATGGCAGCGAGGAGACTATAACAGGGCTTAAATTGCAGGGTATTACTATAAATTTTGTAAAGGATGAGACAGGAGTAATTTCTCAGATACAGGCATTACTCATGTTCAGGGCTATGGATAAAGTGGAGCAGGTGGAGGCGACACTTACAGGTCGTATAGATGCTCTATCAAATATGATGCTTGAATTAATGAGTTCAGATGAGGAGGAAGAAGGCAATGAGTAAGAAAAAGACTAAAGTATACGTTAAGTTTTTTGCGTCTAGGATTAAGTATGGACTTATGTCAATCGAGGAAGTTCCAGAGAAATATAAAGAGGTCGTTGAAGAATTTATGAAGACAGATGAGTATTATTTGATGTGATTTTAAAAAGCGTTTAAATGGATTTAAAAGTTCATTTAACGCTTTTTTTATTAGTAAATGTAATGCATATTAACATATGAGTATACAATTATTAATATGTTAAAAACAAAAGTATACAGTAAGTGTGAATATCTCATTTTTGATTTCCTAATTTCTTATTTTTGTTTTCGGCATACAGTGATTTGATATATACATTATGAGAAAAATAAGATTAATTTTTTTTGCTTTAATGATCGGAATATTGTTAGTTGCCTGCAAGAGTAGGGCTGTAAGAGTACAAGAACAATTGGACTTGGGAGCTAAGTATATGGAAGATCTGGACTATGAAAGTGCCATAGTAGCCCTCAATAAGGCTATACAGATAGATCCAA